TGGTCAATTTATCCAAATCAATAATGAAGTTATGAGAGTTGAGGAAAAAGATGGTGTGTCAATTATAGTTGCTAGAGGACAGTATAGAACCACAGAAACGAAGCATAGTAATGGTGATGTTATAAATCTTATTAACGCTGCCGATCATGCATTGATCGAAGTCGGTGATGATTTTGGATTCAATAGCGATGTTGATTTCTTCCAAGATTCTAAATTCTTTAGTCCTAGTCAGGGCACTGACCAATAATGGAAAACTTTGATGAGTTAGAAAAGGCGATGAACGTAAAGACAGAGATAGTCAAAGAAACTAAATCTGTCAAAGTCAAACCTATAAAAAATGATGGCGATGATCCTCAAAAAGATTATGAGTATAGTAGAGCACAATTATATAATCTTGTAGAGAAGGGTCAAGAAGCAATCAATGGTATTTTAGATGTATGTCAAGACTCGCAACATCCAAGAGCATATGAGGTTGCAGGTCAGTTAATCAAAAGTGTTGCAGATACCACAGATAAACTTATTGATCTACAAAAGAAAATGGTTGACTTAGAAAAACCAACTGGAACTGGTCCAAAGACTGTAAATAATTCTGTATTCATTGGTAGCACAGCAGATCTTCAAAAGATCATTAAGCAAGGAAATATAAATAAGAAATAGTAATCGTTATAAGATGACCAAATCTTGCCCGAAAGGACAATATTATTGCTACACTGATAAGAAGTGTAAAAAAATACCGAGAGGGTACATGATTGGTGCTCGCGGTTACTTGCGACAAGAACCACAAGAAGATGATTCTAAAAAGAATGGTAATGGGAACGGTAACGGACACTCTAAGTCAAATGGGAGTGGCGGGAATGGTGGTGGAAATGGTAACGGTGGTAATGGTGGTAATGGTGGTTCTGGTGGCGTGTCTGAAGCAACGATGACCTCATCTCAAAAGAGAAAGGACACAATGCTAAAGAAAAAATATGATGATTCTGATATGAAGAAAAACATGAAGAAACAGTATGGAAAAGAAGAAGGTGAAAAAGTTTATTATGCAACTATACGAAAACAAGCAATGGAATCTAAATTAGGAAAACTTGATGAAGTAGGATACTATTCTGGACAGGATAGAGATCCCAACACTGGGTTACCAAAAGGTCTGAAAAGCATTCCCGGTGGTAAAAAAGATAAACCATTGAAGACTGTTCCGCATGAAATTCTTCGTGCACATACTGAGATACCTGTGACTGACATCGAAGTGTCAACAATGGATGAATTGACTGATTATAGATCATTCGCAGCAAAGGCACAGGAAACAAGAGAAAAAAAGGCAAAGAGAAGAGAAGAAAAGGCAAAGGCAGATAAAGAGTATATGGAGAAGAAAAAGGAAAGAGTAAAGAGGGGTATAAGATTTTACGATACTAAAGGAAAAGGATATGTAAAAGATGGAGTCAAGACATACGATGAGGCAAGAGCATTTCCAGATGGATTTCTAAAAAAATATCCAAACTTAGATCCTACTAATCCAAGAGATTTTAGGAGATTGAAACAATTATTGAACTATCCTCAGAAAAAAGCGATGGTAGATGTCAATCCTGATATGCAGACCGAGGAAGGTCTTCGTGATTGGTTTGGTAAATCTAAATCAAAAGATGGAAAAGGTGGATGGGTAAACGTCGTTACTGGTGGAACCTGTGCTAGTGACGAACCCGGAGAAGGAACACCCAAATGTGTTTCTTCAGCGAAAAGAGCAAGTATGACAAAAGCAGAAAGAAAATCTGCAGCAAGAAGAAAGAAAGCAGCAGACCCCGGTCAGCAGTCAAAAACTGGTGCTGCAAAACCAACTTATGTTTCAACTGACAAACCTAAAAAGAAAATGAAAGAGGATCTACAACACATCTCTGTGCCACTAAAGACAATCAAGAAAAGAAGTGATTTTTTGAAAAAGTATCAAGATGATCCCGGATTGAAGTACAACAAACCTGTTGACGGTAAAATTACAGAGACAAAGGATAATTGCGGTTGTGGGAAAAATCCTTGCGAAACCTATGGTGAGGGTAAAGAAATTCCCTCAAACGTAAAGAAAATTGCTAAAGAGTTAGACAAAGCAGTTGCAATGCATAAGAGTCAAGCAAAAAGATTGAGGAAAGCAGGGGTGAGTGAAGAGAATGTCGTAGAAGCAAAAGATAAGAAAGGAAAAGGTAGTGGAACAAAAGATGCATGTTACCATAAGGTCAAGTCAAGATACTCCGTGTGGCCAAGTGCATATGCATCAGGTGCATCAGTCAAGTGTCGTAAGGTAGGTGCTCCAAACTGGGGTAACAGTAAGAAGGAAGAGTTTGAGGGTAATCTCAGTTACACTGCATTCATGGAGAAATGTTGGAAAGGGTATGAGAAAAAGGGTATGAAAACTATGTTTGGTAAGAGATATCCAAACTGTGTCAAAAAAGAGGACGTTCAATTAGAAGATAGTAGATTGACAAGTTCTAATGACATGCAAAGTAAGATGTATGCTGATAAGAACAAGTCTGGTAAGAAGATGAGTGATGATGAGATCAAGAAACAGAAGGGTGGTAAGGAGTTTCTTGCTAGACTCAAGGCAGCAAAAGAAAAGATGAAGAAGGAAGAAACTGAGTTGGAGAAAATACAAAAAGCAATCAAGACTGGTGTGATGGGTGGTGCAAAATTAACACCCCAACAAATAGAGGGTTTGAAAGCAAGTTTGACACAGGGAGGTAGTCCTGTACAAGAAGGTAGTGCATATGGTATGTACAAAGGAGATGGTAAACCCAAAGGTCCTATGGCAAAGTTTGGAGAGAAGAAAAAAAAAGAAAAAAAGATTGAAGAGAAGGTAAATCTCAAAGATAAATCCTCTCAGTATGCAAGAAGCACAAAGGAAGTTGACACTGCAATGACAGATCATGTCAACAGAACAAGAGGTAAAAACTATAATCTCAAGACTGGTAGAGTTACAGACGTAGGTCGTTATCGTAGACCAAGCAAAAGAGAAGCAAGAAATGAATTGATCTCTATGAATAAAGAGTCAAAGACATTTGCTCAGTTTCAACAAGAGTGTTGGAAGACTCACAAGAAAGTGGGTATGAAGATGAAAGGTGGTAAGTTAGTTCCTGATTGTCGTCCTAAGAATGAAGAGGTTGAAATAATCGATGAAAAAAAGTCTCCGGCATGGCAAAGGAAGGCAGGTAAAAATCCCAGTGGTGGATTGAATGCCAAGGGTGTTGCATCATATAGAGCAGCAAATCCCGGTTCTAAACTCAAGACTGCTGTGACAACCAAACCCTCTAAGTTGAAGAAAGGGTCGAAAGCAGCAAAAAGAAGAAAGTCTTTCTGTGCTAGAATGAAAGGTATGAAGAAAAGACTCACATCTGCAAAAACTGCAAGGGATCCCGATTCAAGAATAAATAAATCACTTAGAAAGTGGAACTGCTAAATGCCTGCATCCAGTGACGTCTATCTTGGTAATCCGAATCTAAAAAAAGCGAACACTGAAATTCAGTTTACAGAAGAAAATGTAAAAGAATTTCTAAAGTGTAAAGACGATCCAGTTTACTTTGCTAGAAAATATATCAAAATTGTGAACGTTGACGAGGGTCTTGTACCCTTTGAGATGTGGCCGTTTCAAGAGAAGTTAATAAAAAGATTTCATAAAAATAGATTCAATATTTGTATGATGCCCCGTCAGACTGGTAAGTCAACGACGTCGGTGTCTTATTTGTTGCACTATGCTATATTCAATGACAATATAAACATTGGTATTCTTGCTAACAAAGCAGCGACTGCAAGAGATCTACTCGGTAGATTACAGACCGCATACGAGAACTTACCAAAGTGGATGCAGCAAGGTATTGTTGCATGGAATAAAGGATCGATGGATCTAGACAATGGTTCTAAGATCATGGCAGCATCTACATCTGCTGCTGCTGTTCGAGGTATGACCTTCAACATCATATTCTTGGACGAATTTGCATTCGTACCAAATCATATTGCAGATGACTTTTTTAGTTCAGTATATCCTACAATATCATCTGGTAAGTCAACAAAGATTATAATTGTATCCACTCCTAAAGGTATGAATCACTTCTACCGTATGTGGCATGATGCAGAAAAAGGTAGAAATGAATATGTTCCTACTGAGGTTCATTGGTCAGAAGTTCCGGGTAGAGATGCAAAATGGAAAAAACAAACTATTGCAAACACATCTGAACAACAGTTCAAGGTTGAGTTTGAATGCGAATTCTTAGGATCTGTTGATACTTTGATTGCTCCATCAAAACTCAAAGCGATGGCATATAATGACCCTGTTCAAACAAATGGTCATCTAAACGTCTATGAAACTCCCGTCAAGGGAAGAGATTATATTATCACTGTGGACGTAGCAAGAGGTATCTCAAAGGATTATAGTGCCTTTGTGGTGTTTGACATTACAGAGTTTCCGTATAGAGTGGTCGCTAAGTATAGAGATAATGAAATCAAACCTATGCTTTTCCCATCTGTAATAATGGATGTGGCACTTGCATACAATGAAGCGTTTGTATTATGTGAGGTAAATGATATTGGTGATCAAGTAGCAAGCATACTACAGTTTGATTTGGAGTATGAGAATGTGCTGATGTGTGCTATGCGAGGTAGGTCTGGTCAGATAGTTGGCACAGGTTTCAGTGGTAAGAAGACTCAACTGGGTGTGAAGATGAGTGTGACTGTGAAGAAGGTAGGTTGTAGTAACCTGAAAACACTGATTGAAGAAGACAAATTACAAATATTAGATTATGATATTATATCAGAGTTGACTACATTCGTTCAAAAAAGACAATCCTTTGAAGCAGAGGAGGGTTGTAATGATGACCTTGCTATGTGTCTTGTCATATTTGCATGGTTGGTAGCACAGGAATATTTCAAAGAGATGACTGATAACGATGTTCGTAAGAGAATATATGAAGAACAGAAGAATCAAATAGAACAAGACATGGCACCATTTGGATTCATGAGTAATGGGTTGAATGATGAGGAGAATGAGATAGTTGATTCGTCTGGAGATGTATGGAAGGTTGATGAATATGGTGATCGCTCTTACATGTGGGATTATAGATGATAGTCTGGTCAATCATATGGATGGTCTTTATACTATGTGTATGTGTCGGCATTGTAATCTGGTGGATCATGACCTATGACAGTAGGAATGGAATTTGAAGACACCTTTTCACTAGATCATTTAGTCTTTACAGAAAGGAAATGTAGAACCTGTGGTATAACTAAAGATTTGTTGGGTGGCTTTTATAGAACAAGAAATAAAAGAACCACACCTTCTGCATATTCTTATGAATGTAAGGAGTGTACAAAGATAAGAGTGAAGCAAAAAAGAAGAAAGGAAAAACCTGAATTGTATCCTGATTGGTAGGGTTCATGCACTGTTTCCCCTCTGTAAGCGTGTTTTTTTCTAAATATTAATAGTCAAACAGTAGGGAATCACAGGAATTTTACATGGCACTCAGACTATCATCTCCGGGTATCAGTGTAAGAGAAGTTGACCTTACCAGAGGTGGCGTAAATGCAAGCATTAACGTTGCTGCCGGTATTGCCGGACCATTCAAAAAAGGACCTGTAAATGAAGTTTGCAGGATCAATAATGAAAAAGAACTTATAGACAAGTTTGGAGGTCCCGGTGTAGGTCTAACTGACTATCACTATGAAACTTGGTATGCTGCATCTAATTTCTTATCATATGGAGGGCAACTAGATGTTGTTCGTGCCGGTGGTGGAAATGTTGCAGGATCACAAATGGTTAATGCCAACGCAGGAGTTGGAATAGCATCAACCACAACTTTAGTCATCGATAATTACGATGATTATAATAACAACGAAATCAATGCAACCAATTTCTATTGGGCAGCAAAGAACCCCGGATCATGGGGAGAAAACCTAAAGGTATGCGTTATTGATAACGCAGCAGATCAAAGAATTACTGGTGTGCTAACTGCAACAGTTGGTACAGGAACGACTCTTTTCACTGCTAAGAACATACAAGTGGGTTATGCTGTAACTCAGGCACTGAGTGGTGTAAACATTGGTATTGGAACTACAGGATCACCGGGAAATAATGATTTCCTAAAAGGTATTGTAACTGGTGTAGGTAACAGTTTCATTGATGTTAAGGTTGTATCAACAGTTATTGCAGGAGTAGAAACCGCAACAACGTATCAACAAAACTCACAAATTGAGTTCAAGACAGGATCGGATGGTTCACATAGTACGATCGGTATTTCATCAGCAGCACTAGGTGATGTTGGTAAACTTACCGGAACACCTTCACTATCAGATTGGTATAATCAGCAGAACATCACTACCGGAAGGGGAGATGGTGGAACAGATGCTATTACACTCAAGTGGAGAGCAGTACTACCAAAACCACAAACAAACTCCTATGTCGCAGAAAGAAACGGAACAAATGATGCAATTAACATCGTTGTTATTGATTCTGATGGCACTATATCAGGAAACACAGGAACATTACTAGAAAAATTCGGTAACTTATCAAAAGCACAAGATGCAGACGGATCTCCTAACAAAGACATCTATTATAAGAATGTCATTGCAGATGAGTCTGAGTTTATATTTGCCGGTTTATCTCCTGTCAATGCAACAGATAGTTTCCATAACACACAACCACTAGCAAGTGGATTCAGTAGTGGAGTTACACCGGTTGCTTCAGCAGCAGGTGCTTGGGGACAAGATGGTAAAGATGTCAAGTTCAACTTTATAGGTAATAAGAGTTATACACTAAAAGGTGGTAAAGACTACGGTGGACAAATTGGAGTCTTTGATGCTGATCTAGGTGATACTCTGACTGCTTATGATAAATTGGCAGACAAGGTAAATTCTGATATCAGATTCCTACTACAAGGTGGAGCATCTAAGTCAATATCGGAAGAGCAAGCAAAGGCACAGAAACTTATATCAATCTGCGAAGTCAGAAAAGATTGTGTAGCATTCATCTCACCTAACCGTGATTCAGTTGTAAATGTTACAACAGCATCCGATCAACTAGCAAACGTTCAAGCGTTCTTCGCACCACTAACATCATCATCATTTGCTGTATTTGATAGTGGATATCAATACTTCTATGATAGATTCAACAAGAAGTTCAACTACATGCCACTCTCAAGTGACATTGCAGGACTTTGTGTTAGAACAGATGTTGATCAGTTCCCATGGTTCTCACCTGCAGGAACATCAAGAGGTTCACTAGCACATGCAGTGAAACTAGCATATAATCCCGGTCAGGAAGACAGAGATCAGTTGTATTCAAATAGAATCAATCCAGTTATCTCACTACCCGGATCAGGAATCGTTCTCTTTGGTGACAAGACTGCACTTTCATTCAGTAGTGCTTTCGATCGCATCAATGTAAGAAGATTATTCATCACTGTGGAAAAAGCAATCGAAGAGGCAGCAAACGCTCAACTCTTTGAACTCAATGATGCAGGCACAAGATCAAACTTTGTGAACATCGTTGAACCATTCCTAAGAGATGTACAATCCAAGCGAGGAGTTACAGACTTCTTACTTGTGTGTGATGAGACAAACAACACCCCAGATGTCATTGACCGCAACGAGTTTGTGGCAGACATATTCCTGAAGCCATCAAGGTCGATC